ACAAGTGCTTATGCCGCACAAAGAGGCGATACACCACCATCAGGAACTCCATTCAGACTCCAAGCAACTATTCTTCAGCAATCATCCTCGGTGTTCCAAGTCCTACAAGAAGAGTTTGGAATCTTCCTCACTGAAATTATGGAAGACTGGGTAATGCCTCATCAAGCAAAGAAGCTCAGTGCAGAACACTTGCTATCCTATGACTTCTCACCAGAGGAGCTAAAAGAGATAGACGCTAAGTTCTCTATACGAGAGGCGAACATGAAAGCAAAAGACATCATTCTTTCAGGCAAAGATATTACAGCAGAGGAATACCAAGGATTTATAGACAATCACGATGAGTTTATCAAACAAACCAAGAGCCAGAGATTTATTAACATTCCTAAAGGTTTCTATAAGAATCTAAGGGCCAAGGTAACGGTAAACATCACAGGTGAGCAGAGAAACAAGGCGGCGACACTAGAAAGCCTAAACAACATCTTGATTACCTACGCTTCTAACCCTAACCTAGCTAATGACCCTGTAGCATCACAACTCCTTACAAAGATAATCGAGCTATCAGGTGCTGGCATCAGCCCTGTCCAAATCACCTCAGCCATCAATGAGAAGGCCAAGGAAGCACAGGCTCAAATGGCAATGCAACCAACAGGTCAACCACAGTCACCAAATCAGGCTAATCCTATGAGTCTAGCGGCAAACCCTCAATAATATGCTTAAAGATTTTTACCTAAATGAAGGAATGAGAGAGGAGGTAAGACTTTACCTATTAAAGTTCTTAACTGATAAGGCTCTAGTCAAGGTCTTTGCTCAAGAGGACACCAAGGCAATAGCCGAAGCAAGGGATGTAATCGAGGAAGCATTTAATCACCTAGAGGTAATCTTCCTAAAGAAGTCAGAAGCGAAAGAGATTATTAACGAATCAAGATAACATGGCACACAAAGGAACATACGGAGGCAAGAAGCCTACCAAGACGCAAAAGGCTAAAGCAAAGAAGAAACACAAGTAGGAGGATTTGAGGGGTGCGTCTCAACAACGCACAGGCTCGCAGGTAAGCACAACCCTGCACTAACCGCTTTGTAGTAAGCATAATCTACTAAACATCAATGGATAACACCAACGAAGACGCTGTGGTCACAAACACAGAGGTTGAGGAAGATACCAATATCTCCGAGGACAGTATCGAAGAGACTGTAGACCTATCAGATGAATTAGAGAAAGAGCGTCAAGCAAAGTCTCAAATTCTAGCTAGGGCTAAGAAGGCCGAAGCAGAACTAAAAGAACTCAAGGCTAAATCTTCACTTAACAACGACCCACAACTTTCAGACGAACTTAAACTGATTGCCCGTGGTCTATCGGATGAGGAAATCGAGCAGGCTAAAATTATCGCTAAAGGTAAAGGCATAGCCCTTCCAGAAGCGATTAAAGAACCTCTCTTTCTAACCTTCCAAAGCGATTTGAAAGATAAGAAAAGAAAGGAAGACGCCAAACTCGGTGCTTCTAAGGGTTCAGGTGAATCGAAAGACGAATCTGAAATCAAACCCGACATGACTCGTGAAGAACATCAGAAAGTTTTTAAGAAAATAATGGGTTAATCTTAACAACTTAACAATATGGCGTTTCCAACAACGACAATGACCTCAACCACCCTAGCGGAGTCAATTCCGTTACTGTGGGGTGAGAAAATCAATGAGTTCTTCAAATTGAAGCTCATGATTGCAGAATTCTTCGTAGACCGTTCTTCAGAATTAGCAGGTGGAGGCTCAGCCCTTTATACTCCTAATTTGACAGAATTCGCTGCGAACAGCAAATCCAACGCTACTGCTGTAACTCTTAATGCTCCTACGGACACTAAGGTTACTCTTACAGTAGACCAGTGGTTTGAAGTTTCCTTCGCTATCGAAGACAAGGAAGCCGCACAAGTCAAGCACTCTTATTACCTTCAAGAGAGGTATGCTCAGAGTGCTGGATACACTATGGCTAAGAAGTTAGAAGTCGCACTTGCAGACCTCTTTAAGGGGTTTTCAGCAAAATCAGGTGCGTCTACTACCAGCCTAGCAGACAGTGAAATCCGTGCAGCTATCTCAGCTCTCGAAGCAGTAGGAATCGACACATCTTCGGATGTTGCGTTCTTCCTATCTCCAGCAGTATTCTGGAAGCAAGTACAAAACCTCGACAAGTTTAGCTTGGCAATTAACTCACCAGTTAACGACCCAACAGCTAAGAAGCCTCGAGCAACTTTGTATGGCATTCCAGTATTCGTTTCTAACAACGTTCAAAACATTTCAGGAACAGCTGGTAGATACAACGCCCTAGCTCACCGAGATGCATTGCACTTCGCAACATCTCCACTAGGCCAAGGCGGTTCTCTAGGTGGCTCAATGACAGGTAAGCATGGAGTTCGTGTTCAATCGAACTACATCCCTGATTACCTCTCTACTCTCACAACTGCAGACTTGCTCTACGGTGTAGTCGAGAACAGAGACAACTCAGGTGTAACTGTTTTGACACAAGCGTAATCAATTAGCAGATAATTGTTTGCTCGTATTCACTCCTGATTGAGAAATGCGAGCAAATCAGGAAACAATTAAAATGACAACAGTAATTTCACCAAACATTCAAAAGACAAGCGTGAGAATAGACACAGCAGGGAATGTTATTGACGCTAGAAGTAAGCAGGTAATCACTCCTGTGGAGACAGAGTATGTGCCACCAGTAGAGGTAGCTCCAGTGGCTCCCGTAGTGGCTCCAGTAGCCCCCGCAGAATCAAAGATAGACTCAATGATAAGCAAGAAGATAGAGGAGATTGTTAACCGAAAGATAGAGGAAGCTCTTAAAAACCTATGAAAGTATATTTCGTACACACCGACTTGGAAGGTTGCTACAACGTAAGATGCCTTTTTCCTTTACAGGAGAATGGATGGGATGGAGATAGAACAACTCTAGCCATAAACCGAGCAACAGGAGAACAGAAGGCTAAAGCATTACTAGACGCTGATGTAGTAGTCTTTCACCGACCAGAGTCAGATGAATTAGTCTCAGTTGCTAGGTCATTGAAAGCACAAGGAAAGAAGATTGTCTTTGATAACGATGACACTTACAAGGATGCAGGCGGGTTGAAGTTCACCGACTATCTAAACGAGGAGAGAGTTAAGCGGGGTCTAGGCAAGATGAACAAAAACCTCGACACCTTCATCACGGAAGCTGACCTAGTAACTTGCTCAACAGAGTTCTTAAAGAAGGAGTACGAAGTCTTGAATCCGAACGTTGTCGTCTTACCCAACACAGTAGACCCTTTCTACTACCCAGAACCAGTAAGGAATGAAACAGACATTGTAAGAATAGGCATCACAGGTTCAGTAGGCGTAACGGATGACATTGAAGGACTAAAGCCCATCATAGAACACTATCAGAACGACCCTAGAGTTAGGCTTGTCCTTCTCTCACTCCCACCAGAGGGTAATAATGAAATCTACAAGCAACTATATGTAGAGGCATACGCCTTTTGGAATAAGGTAAACATTGAATGGCACTCTTACACCACTACGGATGAATACTACGAGTATCTCAATGAGTTAAAACTGGATATGGTTATCATCCCTAGACATGATTCCCTATTCAATCGCTGTAAGTCTAATCTCAAGTTCTTGGAATGCTCTATGTTGGAAATCCCCGTGGTAGGACAATCGTTTTCAACAGGAGATTCGCCTTATGAAGTAAACCCAGAAGACGCTAAACACCTCTTACTAGCTACCGACACAGCCTCATGGATAGAACAAATTGAGAAACTCATCACAAATAAGGAATTAAGACGAGAGATGGGTAAAAAGGCTAAAGAATATGTGGAAAGTACATACTCTATCGAAAATAATGCTCACAAATGGGTATCCGCTTACCAAACAATGTTTAATGGTGCTATAATCAACAAATAAAAAAATGTATCCAAAAACTGTACAAATTGAATCAGACAAGCTAAAGAAACTCATGATTGAAAAGAGCAAGTTAGTTGGTATTGGTAGAGCTAAATCAGAAGAGATAGAGGCGGTAGAGACGGAGATGGCAGAAATTGACGTTAAACTCCAAGAAGAAGAGAAGAAAGTGGATATTACCGACATCTTGGACAAGGAAAAGGTACTCGTAGCCAAAGTAGATGAGGCTATCGCTGAAATGAAAGTGTTAAAACAAGAAATCTTTGACAGAATGAACGCTCAAGTACCCAAAGAACTTCACACTAGATATGACGAACTCAAGGTGGCTAAGGAGACTAAGGAAACCGAGAGGAATAAAATAGCTCTCAAGGCACAGAAGTTCAATGACAAGATAGTTCCTCTTGGTAGGAAGCTGATGAAGCCATTTCTAACAGATATGTATGAGGACTATGACTCTCTCTACCTAGAAGATAATGAGATAATGGCGACAATCTTTAGTCACATGAACGACTTTAAGACTAACTTTAAGAAAAAATAACATGGCAGTCTTCTCAGATACAGTAACAAACTTAGGAATCGTACAGCAAACCAGAGATATGGCTGGAGTGGATTCAACACAATGGGCAACTTCCAAGATTGTCAATTCCTCTAACAACTGGCTAAACCACATCTTCACCAGAGGAAAAGTCCTTGATAGAAACTTTCAGCTAGACGACACGAACCACACCGCACTACCAGAAGGAACCGAAGACCTAAACATAAATCAATCAGACTACTCATTCCTAACAGACCAACAGGGTAATAGAATCACAAACCTTACCAGAATAGACATTAAGGACGATTCAGGACTTTACAGACAGCTTATCCCTATAGACCAAGCTCAATTAAATGGTATAGCTCTTGATGAGTGGAACAAGACAAACGACAAACCTCGTTACTACGACAAGATAGCTGACAACATCATCAGACTTTACCCTACTCCAGCAGTTTCGGTTACAGCAGGGCTTAAATACCACTTCCAGCGTTCACCTTCTTATTTCGCAGCTACAGACACAACCAAACAACCTGGAGTAGCTGATGACCTACACAGAGGCTTCGTTATAGCTTCAGCTTATGACGCCTCCCTTACTCTAGGACTTAATAACTTACAGGCATTGAGTGTAGAGCTTGCCAAAGAAGAACAGGTAATAGATGACTATTTCGCTAGCAGACAAACAGACGAACCAAATAGGATAATAATGAAGCACAGAAGCTCACGATAATGGCAATCACTAATACTCCAAAGCAAAGTTCTTCACTCACAAACTCCGCAAGAATAGCAGGATATGAAACGTGGGCTACTATCGCCACAACTTGGGCTTCGGAGACGAGAACTTGGCTAGCAATGGGAACCTTGTTTACAAATACAACCCGTCAAAGCTCAAGTATGACTAACACAGCAAAATAAAATGGCAACTATCGTAACAATCGCATCGGGGGATAACATCTCAACAAGTCGTACAGACCTGAATACAAACTTTGCGAACCTCAATAGTGATAAGATAGAGACTTCTTACCTAGATACGGATACAGCCATGGCGGCAAACTCGGATGTAAAGATTCCTTCTCAAAGGGCGGTTAAAACTTATATCGACACTTCAGGAGGAGCAAATGCTCCAGAAACAGCAAGAGGTATTGTTGAGGAGGCGACAGACGCAGAAGTAACTGCGGGTACAGCTACGGGTGGAACGGGTGCTAAGTTGGTGGTAACACCAGCGAAGTTGGCTACTAGGCTTGCTACTGTAGCACCTAACATTCAGACCTTTACTAGTTCTGGTACTTGGACAAAACCCGCTGGAGCTAGATTCGTTAGTGTGTTTGGCATAGGTGGTGGAGCCCCAGGAGCTTCATCA